GGTTCAGCAAAAGTTGATTGGTCATAATTGGGATAACCTTCAACCGTCTTCATGCGAAGCTTGAAGTTAGCACCTTCCCAATAATCAAAGACGTTTACAGGTTCTTCGTCTTCAAAAGTTGGACGAGCCTTGTCCATGATCTTGTCAAAGATCTTCTTACCGAACTTGAATAGCTTTACTTGGCCTTCATTCTCGGGATGCTTTGGATCTGACACAATTAGAACATTGGCGATGTAGTGAAGACGGCGCTTTTGCTTACGGGCAAGATCCTTATTTGCTTCAGAACCTGAGTTCCAAAGCTTAGCGTTTAGTTCACCAACTGGATCGTTTTGACCAAGAGTAGTAAGTGAGTTTTCAATATACCACTTGCCACCTGGGCCTTGGAAACCGTGAGAGAAGATCTTGACCCAAGGTAGTTCATCACCTTCGGTGCGAGGTAGGAAGCGGATAGTGGCTTGAGCATTACCTGACTTATCACGCTCAGGCTTCCAGAATCGGGTATCTTCGTATGATTGGGTCTGTTGTGGATTTACCGTCTTTTCAAATTCTTGAGCAATCTTTGAAAAGTCAGAGTTGCGCATCTTGCGTAGTGAATTGAGATCCATATTAGTTCCTTGTATAAACGTAGTATTAGCGTAGTATTATTGTATATTTGCGGTGTATTTCTAATTTTCTTCTTCATCAATAGAATTAAACATATCATCAATCAATTCATCAAAATCTTCGTCTTTCCAATCGGCATATTCATTAATAATTGGAATACCGCCATGACGACGATTATTTGTATGATTGTGTTTACCACTTCTACTGCTTTGTTGATCATCGTCAAACCGACGAATTTGCTTGCGATATGTATTACCCATTTTGATTTAACAACAACTCCCTTTGAAGATTAGAAATAATAGGAATAACCTTTTCATTACGATATTTGATAAAACCAATCGACTTTTCAATACGTCGAATATCATCACCAAAAAGAAGATTCATATTTGTATGCGATCTCCATTCTGGAATAAAATGTATAAAGTCATCAAGAATTCGAATTGACTCAATACAAATCTTTTTTGCCATATACAAGTTAATTATATATGGAATATTATTTTTTGTACAATAAAAAACGTCTTTTCCATTTAAATCATGTTCTTCTACTTGATTTAAGATAGTCGAGCAATCATCAAATAAAATCTTAGTAATCGATTGTTTACGGCGTTGCCATTCAACATGATTATCTTCTGCTTCAGAGCCTGAATAGATAAAGTTTTGATTGCCGTAAATAAAGTTACAAGCCATAAATTGAATCAAATCTTTATCGACATTAAACTTTCTACTAAACTTTTCGAAAATATAATGATCGTTTCTAAGATTGAATTTATCACGTGAAGCCTTTACCGCACCTTTTGATTCAAACACATTATACTTTTCAGTAGTAAAGTGAAGCTTAAGCGCAAGATAAAATCGATAAGCCTTAAAGCCATCCATAATATATCTTATAGATCAATAGTAGATTTTTTTGGCAAGAAATTCAGTTCTCGCATATTGCATGCAATCTTTTCTTTAAGAGATTTATTTATCATCTTAGAGATTTCGTCAGGTTCAAGTAGATTATCTTCACAATACTTAAGAATTGCTTCCATGTGAGTCAATTTAGTTGTTAGAACAATCTTTTCAATATGAAGAGAAAATTCATTTGAATTTTTAAAAATATTATTTTCGGTAATCATCGGTTATTCTTTAACTTATATTCAGTTGATTTAATTGAATAAGATAGATCATTATATTCTTTAATCTTATTTTTGTACATTTTCCATTCTTGAGTATTTGTATCATTATCATCTAGTTCATTTTCAGAAAGAAAATCAGAAAAGAAACGATCTAGACGCATACGCTTAATAATTAATTCTTGGTGCTTTTCAATTAGTTCAATATTCATTTTATGCTTCTTTATAAGACCAACTTGCATTACGAATGACATTTGCCCACATCTCGTGGTAAAATGAAAGTTCGGCATTTGAGCTTTCGGCTTTTGCCTTTTCACGGTGTTGCAATTCCGCAAAATGCTTAATTGCAATCCAAGCAGAATCTTCTACTCCACCTTCAAGGTAATCAAAATCTTCTGGAATATCAATTACCATTTTAATTTCGGCTTTCATATGTCACCAAGTAATATTAAGTTAGTTCTTCAGTTCCAGTGGCAACCCACATACGGCAATAAAAACTATCATTTAGCTTATCAATTTCAGATTGAGGATAACCGTTATCAACAAGCCATTGAGTACAACAACCTTCTTGATCCCATAGCTTTGGAAAACCATATGTCCAACCGCTCGGAGGATCAACCCAAATCTTTTCTTTGCTCATTATTTCTTTTCCTTTATTTAAGTCTGCCAATAAAAATACCAATTACAATACACAAAACAATTAATCCAATAAGACTCATATAATTAACCTAAAATTAAATTAAATGTTAAAGCAATTACAAAAGCCCACTCTATAAGAGTAAACTGGTCAAGGAACTTTAGCAACTGAGGATAATTATTGTCCATCCAATAATAATAGCGACTCATTACTTGCTTCTTGTTCGGATAGCATCTACAGTTCGTTGCGCTACATTGTCAGAGTCACATTGCCCATAAACAATTGCACAACATGCTTCACGCTCCGCAGCGGCGACCAGATTAGCAAAGCGTTCAACCTCATGCCAATAGACATTGTTAGGGTGGGTGTCTCCAGATACAGGAGCAACCCTCAGCCCTGCCTCATCTGCCATTCGGATGATGTCATCGCGGTTCACTTTGCAACTCCTTCAAACCGAGCCCAGCAACCGGTAGTCTTACGCGAAAAGTTAATGATTTGAACCATTGCTTCGGCGTCATCCTTATTAGGAAATACATCAAGAGTCATCTTACCATTAGGCATGAAAACGCGGATCATGTACTTACGCTTATTACGCATTAGGACACCACCTTATCAAAAAGATCTTTGTTAAAGTCACAAGCTTGCATAATGTCAAGCATGTTTGAAATCTGTTGATCACTTAATTCTTCTACAAGAGCACCAAGAATATTACGAACTTCAGCGATTTGATCTTCAGTGTAATTCACAACTACTCCTTTTGTTTGACTGTAGAGTAATTATATTCTTATTTGCAATTAATGTACACATGCTAGAACCATAAAGATCGAAAATATTTTCCAAAAAGTCTTAGTCCAACATCAATTTGTTCACTATGTGCTCGATATCCTTCTAAGTCAAACTTTGCGGTGTGATTAGGACCATATTTCATTTCACTAATGCCTTCGATTTTATTAGTAATGGAATTAAATGAAGTTTCTCCGGTCTTTTCATAATAATAATCATGCTTACCTGAATGAAACTGAACTTCCCAATCTGAATTAAGTTGCTCAAAACTCCAAATCATTTGATTTAGCGCCCAAGTCCATCGATCATGCCAAAGATCATCCGTGTCCCATTCATTTTCTTTGGAAGGTGCAGCGGTTGACCTTAAATGCTCTGGTACATCTTCATCTGCAACATGTGGAGATCCTTGCTTAGTTGATTGCAATTGCCTAAGCATGGGCAAAATGATGGGAGTTAGTGTGCTGTCCATACTCCAAGTATCCCAACGATCAATCTTTACGTATCGAATCTCGGGATGAATAAAATCTAAAACTTTCTGTAGACTAGCACAAATAGGATTAAGGATTTGATTTACCTTTTGCACCCAAGGTTCATCATAATCAATATCACGCCACCAACAAAGCTTTTCACAAATCGTATATGGTGACACCCAATGATTACGATACTTAGAAAAATATACTTTCATTACAGTCTTCCAATTAATTTGTAAATGAGTTGATCTAGCTCTTTGGTACAATCAATACCATTACGACGCTTCTGATAAAGAACTTCAGCAATTGATATTACATCAGTTTGACTATTTTTTATATCTTGCAACTCAGTTATTAAGTCTTTCAAATAAGGATCATCAAGTTCATCCCTATAATCCATATAATTAAATTGAATTGCCATTACTGTCTTTTACACCCAGAGCCTTTAAAGGCAACAGTTTCTATACGTTCTAATTTATTCTTAAATAATTTATGATTTTTATGCATATATGCTTCACAGTGTTCAAATTTACTAAAGTGTTCAACCGGCACAGTATAGTTTCCTGTATTAGTTACAAGAAACACATAAAAAATAATAACCATTAACGCCTCATTTTTGAGACGGCTTCGGCTTCATCCTTATTAAAGATTGGAACGGCATTTGACTTGTGTAGAGTTGAAATGCCCAGCATAGCATCTCCGGTATATTGAATAGTTTCTTTCTTTGCGGTTGAACCGTTCCATGAATCAACCGATGGGATATGGCTTGTAGATCTATTTGCTGGAATTCTGTATTCCGGAATTTTTGTCATGGGTATAGCTTTAGCATTAAGATCTACTTTATGCTTTTTAAGCAAAACTTCCCATTGTGCCTTTTCTTGCTTGGCTTTTGCGGTGATTTTACGCTTTCTTTTTGGGATATGCTGATGAATAATCATTTTAAGTTTTAAAGTGATAATACTGATTATACAATATTACAGTTTAAATGTAAACAACTTAATTCATCAAATCCCAATATCTTCGATTTGGCGAATTATCTTCAATAAAACCTTTAGGTGTAACTAAACGAACCGGTTCATCGTCAACCCAAATCGGGAGATCTTTTACTTCATTACATAATCGTTCAGCTAAGTCTAATAAAATGTCTTCTCTTTTCATGTGTGTCCCTTGTGTCTTAGTAAGTGTGGAGCAAATTCCTTTACTTCTTTTACTAGCTTTTCATTTGAAAATTCAAACATTGCATCAACAAGATATTCATATGCGATTTCGCGCAAATCATCAGAGTTATATACTTCATTAACTAAATGGTCTGCATATTCATCAATTAGGACTTCATCACGACGGCCTAATCTAAATAAATCATTTTCACGATAAACATGTTCAAATTGCGACCAATTATAATGCATAGTATAATTCATTATTTATTCCTCTTTAAATTGTTCTCTTAGAAATCGAATAACTTGTGCTTCTTTTGCAAAAACATATTCTTTTTCTTCAAATTCGGTTTCATCCTTAATAATAACATGAAACCCGTTTTGAACCTTTTTAATTTCAATCGTTTCCATAAATCCTCACTTAAGATCTTTAATAATATCACAAACACCGTATTCTTTTGCTTCTTTTGCAGTTAGCCAAATATCTTGGGGTGGTAAAAGAATTTCACGAATACGCTTTTCATCAAGATTAGTTGTCTTCTTATAATGATTAATAAGACGTGAATCAATATTAGTATATTCTTTTGCTGCAGCAACAAGTTCATGGTGTTTACCTACCGCACCCCAAGCGTATTGGTGGCTTAGAATACTAGTATTTGGTGTAAGTACTCGTTTACCCTTTTCACCTGCTAGAAAAATCAAAAGACCTGCCGATGCAATTTCACCAAGTCCAATAGTTTGAACTGGAATAGTTGATCCACGAATCACATCAATAACCGCAAATGCCGCGGCAAGATCACCACCCGGCGAACAAATCATTAAATTCAAAGCTTGTGGGCGTTCTTCTACTAGATTTGCCTCAATAATCCATTCAATTACTGGTTTGCATGACTGGAGTGAAATATCCTCCATTAGTAACATAAACGAGTTCTGTGACGGGTCGTTTGTATTGTTTAACAGAATATTCAATTTCTTTAGCATTAGGATCTTTCTTTAGTTTGTAAAAAATATGATTACCAATTTTAACAGTACGCTTTAAATCTTTCCAATTAGGATTAATTGTTGTATTGTGAAAATGTGTTGAACCATGAGTAATATCATACATTAATTCATAATTAAGATACACTTGAAGTGCAATATCACTCGAAACCTCAAACTTCTTATAGTTAATTGCTCGTTTTGCCTCACACCACCAAGAAAATTGACAAATTGATTTTACTTTTGCATAAACCACAGAACAAATATCTGGACCAAATCCTAATTTAACTCTATTTAGGGTAACAAATGCAACTGCTGCTTGGCCTTCGGGTGACTCTGCCCCTGCTTCATAATATACATTTTTTGCAAGACATTCAACTTGACGTTTTGTTTCCGGGGTTAAATCGTAAAAATTAATTAGTATTTCTTTTTTTGCTTGTACAGGAAAACAAAATATCATTCCTACAAGTACAATTAATAGTTTTTTCATACTTCCTCCAAGTTTAATACCCGGTTTTAATATGAAACTCCTTTCGGGTTTGAATAAACCCACCAATCCAATCATCACGTTTTTCTTTAAAGATCAAAGGAGCTTCATCTTCAACTGCCATAATAATGACAAGTCGATCAACCGGAATTCCAGTTAGTTCTTCAAATGCCACGGCATAAGCAGAAGTTTGATAAAAATAAGAGTGAATATCATCACGTGACTTCATACGCGATGAAGTCTTAAAGTCAATGACTGAAAGACGTCCTTCATATTCACCAATGCAATCAACAGTACCAGCCACCTTAAGATGGTTGGAATATAGCGATGATTCTAATGCATGAATCATATCAATCTTATCTAGATGTTCTTGAATAGATTTGAACATCTCAGCCCCAGGCTTTTTCAAAAAAGGAATCTCAGATTCCATAACTGGTTCTTTGCCAGTTAACAAATACTCTTCACAAAGAGAGTGCATACTAGTACCACGGCTAGAAGCTCTTGATGAGATTCTATTCGCTTCTTCTTCACCTACTCTAGCACGCCAAGCCGCGATATGCTGCTTGTTTAAAATCGAAAGAACCGACGTAACCGAAGGATAATTGAGGCCAGATTGAGTTTGATACAATCTAGCCTCATTTGAATCAATTCTTTCAAGCTTGGGAAAATCATGGTGTATAAAAGTTTTCATAGTAAATCATTATATATCACTTCACAATTAAAGTACAACACTATTACTATATATTACGAAATAGTTTTACCGGTTTGAAAGTCTTTCAGAGTCAGACCGCCGGTATATTGAAAGTGAGCCATTTCCTTAAACTTCTTCCATCGACCTGCCCATTCAAGACCACATGCTTCACCAATGGTTCCAACTTTATTCCAAAGGTCTCCATCAGCACCGGTAGTTCCCCATACGGGTTTGCCATTACGTAGTGGTACTACATCAACCGCACACCGCCAGTTATGAAATGATTGACCTGCCTTAGCATTTGTTACAACCTTACCTGGCTTTGATCTACCTTGAGCATAAAGTTCATCTTGTGATTCTCGATC